TTGCGGATCGGGTCGACGCAGATGATGTCAGGTGGGGCCTCCGGGAACACCGCCTGGACCGTGCGGGCGGCGCGCACGCTGCCCTCGTCGTCGAGCAGCATCTTCAGCTTGGGCGTGGCCACGAACGTGTCGCGCGCCGCGGCCAGCACCTCCGGCGGCAGGGCGATCTGGCGCAGGCGTTCGCGCAGGTAGTGATACTGGATCTCGGCCTGCAGATAGAAGATCCGCAGGGGGCGCGGTGGCGTGAAGCCAAGAAAGGGCTGGCCCGCGGCCATGTGCACGAGCCAGGAGATCAGCAGGTCGCTCTTGCCGACCTTGGGCGCGCCGCCCAGCACCAGTAGCCCACCGGGCGTCAGCACGCGCGGCGCGATGATGTCCGCGGGCATCGGGCTCGTGTCGTCGAGCAGCGCGCCGAGGCTGAAAGCCGGCAACTCGTCGGGTGTGGGCGCGCCGCAGTCGAGCCGCACCAGCGGGGGACCGTGTTTGTCGACATGCAGAGCCCAGAGCCGCTCGGACTCGCGCTTGAGCCGCTCCAAGGGCCATTGCGGCCGCAGCATGGCGGCGTTGTAGCCGCAGATGCCTTCCCAGCCCGCGTCCTTCGACATCCGGCCTTCGTGGACCATCCGGACGAAATGCCCGATGGCGGCGGAGGCGCCCTCGAAGCGGGACCAGTCGTCCGTGCCGCCCTCGTGCACCGGCGTAATGAGCACATCGCCGATGGCGGGTTTCTCGCGGGGCTCACCCGTGGCCATTCCGACGCCTGCCATCGGCGGCATGTCGGCGACACGCTCGGCCATCTCGGCGAGTTCGACCTCGAGCTCGGTCGCCTCGCGGATCTGGACGAGCCGGGTTAGACCACCCTTGTGATAGACGGTGCCGGGAACCCGGATCGGTTGGTGGGCCGAGCGGAAATGCGTGTCGCCGCCGACCTTCAGCGCGATTTCGCCGCGGCGCATGCAGAGCCGGTCGAGATCAAGGCCCTCCGCAGGCTCGGTCAGCTTCCACCAGACATGGAGCTTCGTCGCGCCCTCGGGCGTCCGCCCGCCGCTCTCGACGATCAGGGTCGGCCTGCCGAGATGGTGGTGGAGGTGATCGAGCTTGGCCGGGATGTCGCCCGAGTCGAGATCGACCACGAGGCTCTGCATCTGCAGGACATCGGCCGCGCGGGCCTGGCCCGTTTCCGCGACCGTGCCGGGGATGACGTAGACCGCCGCGCCCTCACGCGCGGCCCAGCCAGCGAAGGTGGCGAGCTTCTCGGGCGCCGTCGCGTCCGCGTCGATCCAGATGTTGTGCGGCCGGCCATCCTTTCCCTGACCCTTGTCCACGAAACCGCGGACTGGGATCAGGCCCTCGGAATAGCCGAAGACCACGTCGACGAAGCGCGCGATCTGGTCCGCGTCCGGTTCGACGGCGAAGGAATCGTCCAAGGGCGCCGCGTCGTTGAAATCGCGCCAGGGATTGAAGTGGATGATGTTGTCGTCGCTCATGCCGGCAATCCCCAGCAGCGCTCCGCCCACGGGCAGAACCGGCATTGAAAGAAGTCGCGGCTGGCGGCGATGCGCGGGAGCAGCTCGCCCGCGTCGGTGGCCCGCAGGATCCGCACGCCGCGGTCGGACATACGCTGCGCGAGATCGGCGTCGAAGGGCACGAACTCGTGGTGCAGCTCGGCCATGTCCTTGTTGATCGCGGTGAAGAGCGTCGGGTTGGCAGAGATGCCCGGCACCGTCGCTTCCATATAGGCTTGGTACAGCGCGATCTGCGCGGCATAGACCGGCTTCGAGACGGTCACGCCCTTGGCCACGGTCTCGCGCCAGTTCTTCGCGTTCATCGTCTTGCATTCCCAGAGCGCCGGTGTGCGCAGCCCCAGCGCCGCGGGGGCTTCGGCGATGATCCCGTCGACGTGGCCGCGGATCCGCCCGCCCGCGACGGAGAAGCCGAACTGGCCACCGTCGCGCTTCCGGGTGACCAGATCGAGCCCCGCCGCTCGCAGCCAGCGGATGGCGAGATCCTCGAGCTCATGTCCGATCGCGAAGATCCGAAGCGAGCGGCCGGAAAAGTCCTGGCCCTTGTCCTTCGGCGCGCCCGCGAACTCGAACTGCAGCGCGCGCTCGCAGGCATGGCCCAGCCGGGATGCGCCGAGATAGTCACGCGGTGGCGTCGCTGCGCGTTCGGCCTCGAGCGCAGCATCCACGGCGGCGTTGATGCGCTCCGCGATACCGGGGCGGTGGTTGTAGTCCAGCATCAGAACGGGATCTCCGACTCCGCGGCGATCTCCGCCATCTCCGCGCGGAACGCCTCGACGGTGGTGACGATCAGCCGGTGCATGTCGTTCTGCGTCAGCTGGCCCAGCGGCCGGTCCCAGCCGATCCGCTCCATCTCGGGCGCGAGCGCGCGCATGACGGCGGGCAGCGCCTGGATTTCCTCTTCGGTGAAATCGACCATGCTCAGTCCTCTCTTTGCTTTGCGGGTGAAGGCCGCCTGGCAGCCCATGGAACAGAACCAGCGGCGGGTTCGGTGGGGCCGCGGCCTGTGGGGATCGAACCAGCCGAAACCGCACGTGCGGGATGTGCAGACCGCGCAGAGCACCGGGCGCGGATGCCAGAGGCGATCACGGCCCGGTCGATCCGGAGCCGCTGCGGGCGGGGATGGGACTTGCGCGACATGGCTCACGCCGCCCTCCGCTCGGGCGCGGCAGCCATGACGAGCCGCCGGATGTCGCGTCGGTTGAACTGGAAGGTGATCAGCGCCGAGGCGCGGTAACGGGTGAGCCCGTAATCCTGCCGCTGCGTGGGCGAGAGATACTGGAGCTGTTTCTCCGTCGGCGTCTGGTTCAGCCAGCGCCGGGACTTGAAAGCGGTCTCGTCGGTCTCGTGATCGTTCAGCCAGTCGTCGGCCTGCGCCAGACAGACGGTGCGCTCGCCGACCCCGAGAAGGCGCGTCCGCTCATTCTTCCCGCCGCCCACCGCGTGCCAGCGCCCGTCGAGGAAGAACACGCCGCGCCAGGCATTGAACCCGGTCGCCATGAGCGCGGACTCGTCATCGAAGAGATCCTCCCAGGCGAAGCTGGAGCGCTGCAGGAGGTCGATCTCGGACATGACCACGCTTTCGAGCGGTGGCGCCCCGTCGCTCAGGAACTCGTATCCGCAAATCGGGCATTGGCGGGACGCAAGCGGGACCGTCGCCTCGCATTCCGGGCAGGTCTTCGTCGGCGCGTCACATGGTGTGGGATCGCGGCCGTCGAGATCGACGTCCTGCTCGAGCGTGCCGTGCGTCAGGCTCGAGATCCCGAAATCCAGCACGATGCAGTCGGTCTTGACTATGCCGGGGTGCTCGGCGGGATCGACAGTGCGCAGGCCGCGCCCGACCATCTGGATCATGGTGGACTTGCAGGAGCTCGGCCGCAGCAGCACCACGCAGGAGGTCGGCGGATGGTCCCAGCCTTCGGTCAGCACCGCCACGTTGACGACGACCTGCATCTCGCCCGAGGCGTAAGCTGCGAGGATTCGGCGGCGTGTCTCGGATCCGAGATCGCCGTGGATGACGCCGGCGGGGATCCCGTGGCCATTGAAGGCTTCGGCGACGTTTTCCGCGTGGGCGACCGTCGAACAGAAGACCACGGTCTGCCGGTCACCGGCCTTCTCGCGCCAGTGCCGGATAATCTCGTCCGTGATCGGCGCGCGGTTCATGATCTCCGCAACCGCGCCCATGTCGTAGTCGGACGCGGTCTTTCGGACAGCGCGCAGTTTCTCCTGCACGCCCACATCGATCACGAAGGTGCGCGGCGGCACGAGGTGGCCCGAGGCGATCAGTTCGGCCAGCGTGACCTGGTCGCCGACATTGTCGAAGACCTCGCGCAGGCCCTTCCGGTCGCCGCGGTTGGGCGTCGCCGTGACGCCGAAGATGCGCGCATCGGGATTGGCGTCGCGCACGCGGTCGATGATCCTACGATAGCTGTCGGCCACCGCGTGATGCGCCTCGTCGATCACCAGCAGATCGAGCCTCGGCACCGCCTTCAAGCTGGCCGAGCGGGACAGTGTCGGCGCCATGGCGAAGGTGACTTGTCCCGCCCACGACTTGGAGCCGGCATCCACCACGGACGTCGTCACCTCCGGATTGACCCGGGCGAACTTCGCGCGGTTCTGGCCGGTCAGTTCGTCGCGATGGGCGAGAACGCAGGCCTTGGCCGCCGTCTCCTTCACCAGCTTGCCGGTGACAGCGGACAGCATGATCGTCTTGCCGGCGCCGGTGGGCGCGACGCCGAGCGTGTTGCCGTGCTTCGAGAGCGCAGCGAGGCTGCGCTCCACGAAGACTTTCTGGCGGGGACGCAGCCGCATCGGACGCCCCTCACTGCGCCCAGGCCGGACGGCCGGGGGCCGCCGGAGCGGTGCTGCCGCCGGCTGCGGCGCGGGCTGCGCGGGCGGCTGGTAGCCGTGGCCGGCCGTGCCCATGACCTGCGCATAGTCGCGATGGTCCGGCGTGACCGCGGCACGGATCTCGTTCTTGTCCTCGCCCATCGCATCGGTGCCGATGTCGACGCGCGCGACGAACTCGAGCCCGTCGAGATCGGCAAAGCCGTTGATCCGACGTGCCGCCTGCGCCTCCGGCGAGATGTCCTTGTCGGAAATCCCGCGCGCCGAGTTCAGCATGCCGCGGACGAGGCTGCGGCCCATGTTGGCCCAGTCCGGCCCCTTAGAGCTGTGCAGCCCGATGAGCGTGAAGATCTTGCGCCGGGCATAGGGGCCCTCGAGCACGGTGAACTCGCCGTTGAGATACACGGCACCGGTGGAGCCGCGCGTGGCATAGCCCCCGGTCCAGCCCTGCGACGGATCATCGAAGCCGCCGGGGCGGATGGTCAGGCGCACCTTGGCGAGCGTCCCTTTGGGGATGAAGTTCGTGTTGGACTGCGCGTCGTTGAAATCGTTCCAGAGACCGGTCATGGCGTGGGGTCCTTTCAGTTGGTGGGATCGGATTGAGGGGTCGCGGCGGGCGCCGGCATGCGCGGCGCATCCGTCACGAGCGGGCGCGCATCGATCGGCAGCGGCTGGCGGATCTTCTCGATCAGCCGGCCGAGATGCGGCGGCTCGAGCAGGTCGAGACGGCCGGAGCGGTCCTTGGCCGGATAGCCCCAGCTGTTCTGCGTGTGGCAGACGAACACCCGCTGCGGGACGCCGCTGTCGTCAGGCAGCGAGGTCAGCGTCAGCACCTCGTCGACGATGCCGGGCAACTCGAGCCCTGTCTTCGAGCCGTCGATCTGTGGGACGAAGACCTTGCGATTGAAGTCGTCCAACTTCTCGTCGAGGATCCCGACGAAAATCACGTTCTTGGCGCGCGTGTGCTGAAGATGCGTGAGCCAGGCGATCATCTCGCGCCCGTGCAGCCCGTAAGCCCCGCGGACGTCCGGCTTGCCCGTCTTGTCCGAATGCGCCTCCGGCTGGCCCTTGCACCACTGGAAGCAGAGCCGTCCCGCCACGGTGATCGAGTCGATGAAGACTGTGTCGTACTTCTCCAGCACCTTCGGATCGCCGTACTTCTTGCAGATCGCCTGGTAGTGGTCCTCGCTGTAGGACTGGTCCTTGCGCAGCGCCGGGTTCGGGCCGCCGATGAACACCGCGAAGTCACGGCATTCGCGCCAGGTGCGCGGGCGGATCGTGTCGATTGCCAGCCCCTCGATGGCGAGATCGCCGGCCTCGAGGTCGAAAAACAGCGTGGTCGAGGCCCGTAGCGTGCGCAAAAGCGTGGTCTTGCCGACCCCGCTCGGGCCGAAGATGGCGGCCTTCACGCCACGCACCTCGGCCAGCCGCTCGTCGGCGGTGATGATCGGGAGGCTCATGCATCGCCCCCCTGAGCCCGGATCTCGACCTTCAACGCGCCGGTCTTCACCGTCCGCGCTGGCTCGAAGCCCTGGCGGATCGCATCGGGCCAGGCCGCGTATTTGCGCTCGGGCACCTTGAAGGCGATGTCGACATATTCGGCCGGGTCGTCACCGGCCGCGCGGATCCGCGCGACCATGGCGGCCAGTTGGGACTGGTCCCACTCGACGCGCTTCGGCAGATCGGCGACCACGGTGAAATCGCCGTCGTCGAAGCGGACCGTGCCCGTGTCCTTGGCCTGCGCCTGCCGCTCCTCGGCGGCGCGGGTGGCGTAGCGGATGGTCAGCGCGGCATCGAGCCGGCTCTTCGCGGCCTTGTCGCGTTTCAGGCGCTCGTCGATTTCGCGCTGAAGGATGGCCAGCAGTTCGACTGGCAGCGCGGCGATCTCCTGCGGGCTGAGGCCCGGCAGGTCATCGGGCGTGGGTGTGTTCTCGGGATAGGGCATTGTGGTCTCCGGGATGGGGAATGGGATTCAGGCGGCCTCGAGCAGGCGCATCGAGAGCGCCGCGCCGGACGGGCCGGGCTTCGGACGGGCGACAGCGATGTAGGCGAAGGCGTCGGGACTGAGCCGGGACTGCACGAGGTGGACGAGGTTCTGCTCGGCCGCGCGCCGTGCGGCGGCCGCCACCAGCTGCAGCGTGCGTTGCCGGTCTGCCGGCAGCTTCGAGATGACCGACGTGGCATCGACGGCGAGGAAGCCGCGGTGATAGACCAGAGCTTCGCCGGGCTCGGCCTGCGCGATCCAGGCGGCGAGCCCGATCTCGTCGAGCGCCGGTCCACTGGCGCCGTGCAGCTGCACGACCTCGGCCTCGGTGATGGGCGACAGGCGTCCCATCAGGCCGCTCCTGCGCGCGGCTGGGTGTCCATGGTGTGCTGGAGCTGGTCGCGCTCGAAAGCGACGATGTCCTCGAGCCGGTAGACGACCCGTCCGCCGATCTTCATGTAGGCGGGGCCTTCACCCGCCCACCGCCAGCGTTCCAGCGTGCGATGCGAGATCGTCCAGCGCCGGGCGAGTTCCTTCTGGTTCAGGCAATGCTTCTGCTGCATCGGCTCTCTCCGTTTGCGTGTGCTTCGGAGAGAGATTGCGAAATCCCGCTATGGGATGTCGTCAGGATCACAGGGGGATGCGGAGGGGGATGGATATGGCCTTGCAGGACAGGCTTGGACGGCTTGCTGGGGGATCGTCATCCCCCTCCATCCCCCAGCCGATCCCACACCGAGCGCGATCCGAGACCCCGCATGGGGAATGGCAGGCGAGTCAGTCGATGTTCAGACGGTAGCCGCCGCGGCGGTCGGAGCGGATCAGCTGTCGCCAATCCTTCTGCGACTTGAAGACGTCGGCCATGCGCAGGCTCTTCGAGCCCGCCGAGGACAGGATGGCCTTGCCGCTCTGCCAGGGCTCGCCCCGCTGCGCGGCCTGATGCAAGGCGCGGACGACCTGCGCCTGGATCGGACCGAGCCGGAAGCGGTAGCCGTTGCAGCGCACTTCCTGATAGTCGGCCGAGGCGATGAAGGTGCTCTCCTCCATCGCCGAGCCGCCGGAGGAGAACGCGGACTGGAGCTCGAAACGATCGCGTTCCTCGCGCCTTAGCAGCAGATCGCCGATCATCACGAAGACCGGCTTCGCATCGCCATAGAGCGACGCATAGTCCGCGCGCGGCGTGCGAAACTCGCTGACATGGAGCTCGCCGCAGCGGAACAGCTGGAAGACGTCACAGGCGTGCAGGTCGAGCAGCCCGCTGAAGGGCTTCTGCTCCCACGGCACGCGGAAGCGCTCGCCATTCTGGCCCTCCTCGTAGTCGCCGAACTCGACCGGCTCGCCAAACACGCGCACCGACAGCCGGAGCTTGTCGTTCTCGGCCAAGTAGATGAGGTCCGTCTCGGAGATCCGCCAGCGCTCGAGCACCTCGGGGAGCGTGAAATACAGCTTGTCGATGTGCACGCGCCCCTCCGATTCCCATGTCTGATGTTTACCTTCTGTTCTTATTCGCTTGACGGGCGCCGATCAATCCGATTTTATCCTATGTCATCCACAGATGGGTGGGGAAACATGAACGAGCATCACACGCTTGCCGACCGTCTCAGGGCCCGGGCCAACCAGCTCGGCCTCAGCCCCGCCCACGTCGCCGAGATGGCCGGCGTGAACCGCTCCTTCGTCTACGACATCCTGCGCGGACGATCGTCCCGCCCCGGCATCGATCGGCTCGCAGAGGTCGCCCGCGTGCTTAAGGTCGACCGCGACTGGCTGATCCACGGCATCGGCGATGTCGAGGGCACGCCACCATTCATCGAAAACCCGGACGAAGCCTTCGTCTCAATCGCGCATGCGAGCCCGCGCCCGTCGATGGGCGGCGGCGCCGTGGTCCAGGAGCATGACGATCCCGCCGATCGCGCCTACCACTTCCGGCGATCCTGGATCCGGCACAGCCTGAAAGCCAGCCCCTCCCAGTTGCGGATCATGCATGTCGAGGGCGACAGCATGGCGCCCACGCTGCTCGATGGAGACACGGTGCTGGTGGACATGGCGCGCCGCGCGCCGAACCCGCCCGGCATCTTCGTGCTGGACGACGGCATGGGGCTGGTGGCCAAGCGGCTCGAACACATCCCGAACAGCGAACCGCCCGCAGTGCGCGTCATCTCGGACAACGGCTTCTACAGCCCCTATGAGCGAACGGCCGACGAGATCCACATCGTCGGCCGCATACGTTGGTTTGCAAGGGAGATTTAAGATCTCTTCGACACAAAAGGAAACCCGATGACTGATCAAAGAGACTTAGAGATCAAGGGCGACCGCGCCCTATCCTCTAGCGATAGCGACAGGCTGGGATTTCGTGAAGTCGCAAAGAGGATTGCTGCCTCACTTATTGATCAGGCGTCTCAAGATGGTTTCGTAGTCGGAATCGAGGGTGCGTGGGGCTCGGGAAAATCAAGTCTCTTGTTTCTGATCGCCGAGGAACTCGAGAGGATGCCGTCAGCCCAACGGCCGTCAGTTATAAACTTCCGCCCGTGGCTGATAGGCAATAGAGAATCGCTCATCACAGGACTTTTCGGGGATATCTCAAGTGAGCTCGAAAAATTCGCAATGAGCATTGGGAATTCAGAACCCGCAAATAAAAAGAAGGCACAGGATGCCAGTAAAGCGCTCCGGAGATTTCTAAATGGCCTCAGCAGGACTGGCGCCGCGATTGAATTGGTTGGTGAGGCTTCTGGATGGATTCCTGCAAAATGGCTCGGCAAGGGAGTCAAAGCAGCGGGAGACCTTACGAGTGGCGAGTCTGCGCCTCCTCAGCTATCCGAACTGAAGGAAAACCTCGTAAACTCGCTCCGTGAGCTAGACCACCGATTCGTTATTACAATCGATGATGTTGACCGTCTCGAGCCAACCGAAGTAATTGAGATTTTGCGGCTAGTCCGATCTGTCGTCGATCTGCCAAACGTGATCTATATCTTGTGTTACGACTCCGAGATATTGGCACAGAGTATCGAGCGCGCGGCGGGCGTGCGTAGCGGCAAAGCATATCTCGAAAAAATCGTTCAGCTGACCGCGATGGTGCCAAAGCCCGAGCCACTTCAGCTCAGGCAGTGGTTCTCCGAAGAACTCCACCAGATTGCCTCTGTAAAAAACGAGGACGAACTGTCGCGGCTGCAGCTAGTAATTGATCATGAAGGCGGCAGGCAACTACAAACCCCTCGCGCCGTCATACGCGCCCTCGATGCGATCCGTTTCTTTTGGCCGCCGCTGCGTGAAATCCAGGCAGACCTTGCCGACTTGGTATGGCTCCAACTGATCAAAGATGGAAATCCGGCTTTGTATCGCTGGATTGAAGCTTAGAGCCTGATTCAAAATTCGAGAGCGGCTTTTGCTTGGCGTGCGACGTATCGCGTTTGGCGCCTGATATCGGCGACGAGTAGCCATGCGTGGGATGAGGCGATTGTGCGTTCCCAGTCCTTTGCGAGCCTACGGCATCGTCCGAGCCACGCGAAGGTGCGTTCGACAACCCACCGTCTTGCGATGACGACGAAATCGGTTGCCTTGTTCGGGCGGCGTACAATCTCGATTGTCGGGCTCGCTTCGAGGTTGAGCACGGCGCAATGGAGCCTGTCACCAGCATACCCGCCGTCTGCGAAGACGATGGCGACCGACGGGAAGCTCTCCATGGTGTCGGCGATCAGGCCGGGCGCGCCGTCGCGATCCTGAATGTCGGCGCCGTGGACGTCCGCGCATAGCAAATTGCCTTGCGTATCAACGGTTATGTGGCGCTTGCGACCCTTGATCTTCTTGCCGGCGTCGTAGCCCGACACGCCGCCGCCTTCGGTGGACTTGACGCTTTGGCTGTCAATGATCGCTGCCGTCGGCGCTGCGTCGCGGCCCGAAACAAGCCGGCTGGCGATGGTGAGGAGCTCGCCGGTGATCGTGAAGGTCCCATCATTGCGCATCCGATGGAAGTGGTAGCGCACGGTCGAAACCGGCGGGAAGTCTTTCGGCAGTTGACGCCACTGGCAACCGGTCGTCGCTATATACTGGATCGCCTCCCAAACCCGGCGCATGTCCACAGTGCGCGGCCGCCCCACTTTGGCGCGTTGCGTGACGGCCGGCGCGATCAATTCCCACTCCGCATCCCGGCAATCGCTTGCATAAACAAGTTCGCTTCGGTCATGGTGGCGGCGAGTGATTTCGGTCCAGGGCATCGTTATCCTCCGATTCAGCAAATCAGAGACATGATAACCCGCTGAAATCACTCACCATAATTTCCAATCAGGCTCTTATTGCGCAACCTTTTCTGCAGTTTCGGTGGGAGCTGCTCGCGTGGAAGACGCGGAGAAAGCCCGGGAGCTTTCGGCGATGCTCGAGGCCGTGCCTGATGGCCATTTTGACGACATGATGTATCGATATCATTTTTCCGAGCAGCTTCCCGGGGTTGATGTAGACTACGCCGAAGAAGGAGGCGGATTTAGCATTTTCCAGCCGGTCTCGGAGCAGGAACGCGACCTTACAATAAGCGGCAGAAGGCTCAGTAGCCCAGACCACTACCGCCTCTACTTTGCCTTGGCGGCTCCCTCTTACGCGCTTAGCAATGATGAGTTCGCGGCCATCTGGGAGGCATCCAAGACCGGGGCACAGCAAACTGGGGATGCTTTGTTGGAACTACACCGTACGGTTCAATCGGGCTCACTGACAAAAGCGGATATACTTCTTGAGCGGATTAAAGGTCAGGTATACGAAGAGCTTTCCACAGTCCAATGTGAGAATTTCCTGATTGCATTCTCGTGCATAATGGATGACGCATATCGCATTCGTCCATTTGATCACTTTTGGGTAAATTCATTTTGGGACAGAGCAGTAAGACTGGTGCCGATTTTCACTTCCCGGTTGGAGGCAGACTGCCGGCACGACGTCCTTGAGTCCATGTTTCGAAATGGTCCTGCGATCGGCTGGCTGACGTCGATGTTTCGGCTGGAGACCTTTTCACACGGTCGTTTTGGAGATCGCCCTCGTCCGCTGGAGGAATGGCTGTTCAGCGAAGCAGAGCTCGACAAAGTCACGGAAATTCTCCTGGAGCGCTACAGGTCAATGAGCTTTCCGGACATTATCTCTAGGCCGTAGACTCATAAGCGCGCAGGTATAGGCGGATTGCGGCGAGCTTGATCATCGCCAGGAAGGTGGATCCGAGTTTGTCATAACGGGTCGCGATGCGACGGAAGTATTTGAGTTTGTTGAAGAAGCGCTCGATCACATTCCGCGCCTTATACAGATGCGGGCTGAACACGACCGGCTCCTTGCGGCCCGCCCGCGCTGGAATGTTGGCGAACACGCCTTGCTGGTGAAGCTGGCTGCGGATGGCGCTGGCATCATAGGCCTTATCCGCCAGAAGCAGCGCGCCGCTGCCGATCCCGTTGAGCATCATGGGGGCGGGCTGAATGTCGTGAGTCTGGCCGGGCGTGATGGCGAGCCTCATCGGCAGTCCGGCTCGGTTGGTGAGAGCATGGATTTTTGTTGTAAGACCGCCCCGGCTTCGTCCAAGACAGCGATCCGGGTGGCTTTTTTTAAAGTGACGGCAGAGTGATGAACCCGCACGCTGGTACCGTCGATCAT